CTTGAATGCCAAAGGCAGAGCATCGTATAATGCAGAAACAGGTGGCAATTTAAAACCACCAGTTAAGTCGGGAGATAACCCTCGTAGGGCATCCTTTTTAGCACGAATGGGCAATATGCCTGGCGCTGAGATGAAAGATGGAAAGCCTACCCGACTTTTACTTTCTCTTAGAGCTTGGGGCGCAACGTCCAAGGAAGACGCTAAGGCTAAGGCTAAAGCGATCTCTAAGAGGAATAGTAAATGAGGCCAGTATCTGTCGGACTTAACCCCACAGCAAATACGCTGACAACTGTTTATACAGTTCCTACGGGTTATTACGCCAAGTTTACTGTGATGTACATTCACAACACTGGTGGTTCGACTAAGCACATTACTGTTCAATGGTATGACGCAAGTGCGGCTACTACTTTAGATATTCTTACTTCGTATAACTTAACTTCTAAAGAATACCTGCAATTTGATGGTGCGGCTTATATCGTTTTAGAAGAGGGCGATAGGATTCAACTTACTACTGAAGCGGCTAGTTCCTTTAGTTTTATTGCAACATTTGAAGTATCAGGAGCGCAACGAACATGACCTACTTAGAACTTGTTAACGATGTGTTGGTTCGCTTGCGTGAAAGCACAGTATCTACTGTTGGCGAAACAACTTATTCTTCTTTGATTGGCAAGTTTGTCAATGATGCCAAGCGTCAGATTGAGGATTCCTACACTTGGAATGCCTTGGCGCAGACAGTCACTATCACCACTAGTTCTGGCGTAAGTTCTTATGCCTTAACAGGTGCTGGTCAGAAGTTTCGTGTTACTGATGCTATTAATACAACTAGCGTCATTACCCTAGATAACATCACTGTTGCGGATATGAACCGCAAGCTCAACTTTGGTACACCTTCACAGTCTATTCCTAGCGAGTTTTGCTATAACGGAGTAGATGGTAATGGCGACACAAAGGTTGACTTGTTCCCTGTTCCCAATGGCGTATATACATTGTTGTTTGACCTAATCATTCCACAAGCTAATCTCTCTGCTGATGGCACTTCAGTCAAGGTTTTGGACTACTTGGTGACTCAAAGTGCCTATGCAAGGGCTTTGATTGAGCGTGGAGAAGATGGTGGAACTAACTCTAATGAGGCTTATGCTTTGTTTAGAGGAATGCTCTCTGATGCTATTGCATTGGAAAGCACTCGTTATCCTGAAGACAACTTTGTGGCGGTCTAATGGCATCAGCACTCCAAAGTTACAGTCTCTCAGCACCAGGCTTCTACGGCCTAAATACTGAAGATTCTCCCCTTGATTTAGGGGCTGGCTTTGCTTTGGTTGCGACTAACTGCATTTTGGATCAGTATGGTCGTATAGGTGCTAGAAAAGGTTGGTCAAGGGTTAACTCTTCCTCTGGTGCTTTGGGTGCTAACGATGTTGGCGTGATCCATGAGTTAGTCCAGACTGACGGGACTCTTACAGTTCTGTTTGCTGGCAACAACAAGATATTTAAACTTGGCACTTCTAATGCGGTGACTGAGTTGACCTATGGTGGTGGTGGTACTGCTCCTACTATTACTGCGTCTAATTGGCAAACTGCCACTCTTAATGGGATTGCATACTTCTTCCAAACTGGTCACGATCCACTGATTTATGACCCTGCCATAAGTACAACTACTTATCGCAGAGTCTCTGAGAAATCTGGTTATGTAGCTACAGTTCCTCAAGCAAACATCTGCATTTCAGCATTTGGTCGCTTATGGGTGGCTAATACATCTACAGACAAAGTAACTGTTACCTTCTCTGATCTGATTGCAGGTCATGTATGGGGTGGTGGCACTTCAGGCTCGTTGGATGTATCCCGTGTATGGCCTAATGGTGCTGATGAGGTCATGGGCTTGGCAGCTCACAATGATTTCTTGTTTATCTTTGGTAAACGACAGATTCTTGTGTACTCTGGTGCTTCTACACCCGCTTCTTTAGTTCTGAGCGATACAATTGGCTCTATTGGATGTATTGCTAGAGATACCATTCAAAGCGTTGGCTCTGATGTGATTTTCTTGTCAGATTCAGGTGTTCGTTCACTAATGAGGACAATCCAAGAGAAGTCTGCACCCCTAAGAGACTTGTCTAAGAATGTTCGTTTTGACCTAAATTCATCTTTGGCAGGTGAGACATTGGCTAATCTGAAGTCTGTTTACTCAGAAAAAGAAGCCTTTTATCTGCTTGTTTTACCTGCATCTTTGCAAGTTTACTGCTTCGATACCAAACAATCTTTGCAAGATGGTGCATCTAGGGTCACTAAATGGGACTCTATTGCACCAACATCCTTGCGTTCTTTGCGTAATGGCGACTTGTATATTGGTAAAAATGGGTATATTGGTAAATATGGAACTTATCTTGATGACGCATCAACGTACCGATTTGCGTACTACACCAACAATGCCGACTTGGGAAACCCTAATCAGATTTCCATTTTGAAGAACATTACTGCTATTGTGATTGGCGGGTCTAATCAGTTCTTAACGATTAAGTGGGGTTTTGATTATTCTGGTTCTTACCAATCAGAGAATGTCTATATTCCAACACAAATAAGCTATGAGTATGGTATTGCTGAATACAACATTGCTGAATACACAAGTGGCGTTCCAATTAAGACTTTGACCGCTAATGCTTCTGGAGCAGGAAAGATTGTCCAAACTGGTTATGAAACAACGATTAACAATGCTTCATTTTCTCTGCAAAAAATTGAAATTCAAGCCAAAGATGGCAAAATAGGTTAAGGAGAATTATCTTGTCCAATTATACAAAAAGTACCAATTTCGCTACTAAAGATAACTTATCACCTGGCAATCCTTTAAAGATTGTTAAGGGTGCTGAGATTGATACCGAATTTAACAATATTGCTACTGCTGTTGCGACAAAGACAGATAATGCTTCTGCGGCAATTACGGGCGGTACGATTACGGGCATCACCGATCTAGCGGTTGCTGATGGCGGTACAGGCGCTTCTACAGCTGCTAATGCAAGAACTAATCTTGGCGCAGCCGCAAGTGGAGCTAACTCTGATATCACATCAATTACTGGTCTTACAACAGCTTTGACAGTTTTACAAGGTGGTACAGGTGTAACCACTTCTACAGGAACTGGTAATAATGTATTGTCCACATCACCAACTTTGGTGACTCCTGTATTAGGTACGCCTTCTAGTGCAACATTAACCAATGCCACAGGGCTTCCAATCTCTACTGGTGTATCTGGTCTAGGTACTGGTGTTGCTACATTCTTGGGTACTCCATCATCTGCTAACTTAGCTTCTGCCGTATCTGACGAAACAGGTAGTGGTGCTTTAGTATTTGCCAATAGCCCAACTCTAGTCACTCCTGCCCTTGGAACGCCCTCTAGCGGCACTTTAACCAATGCTACTGGCTTGCCTATCAGCACAGGCGTTTCAGGTCTTGGAACAGGTGTAGCAACCTTTCTAGCGACTCCATCAAGTGCAAACCTAATTTCTGCTGTAACAGATGAAACTGGCACAGGATCGTTAGTTTTTGCAACAAGCCCAACATTGGTAACACCCGCCTTGGGAACTCCATCTGCTTTGGTTGGCACAAACATCACGGGTACTGCTTCTGGTTTGACAGCAGGTAATGTTACAACTAACGCTAACTTAACAGGTGCAGTCACTTCTGTTGGCAATGCAACATCTTTGGGTTCATTTAGTTCAGCAAACTTGCTTTCTGCTTTGACTGATGAAACAGGAACAGGCGTTGTTGTTTTTTCCACTTCACCTACTTTGGTAACTCCTGTTCTGGGTACACCAACATCTGTCACATTGACCAATGCAACTGGTTTGCCTCTGTCAACAGGTGTTACAGGCAATCTACCAGTAACCAATTTGAATAGTGGTACATCTGCAAGTGCAACTACTTTTTGGCGTGGTGATGGTTCTTGGGCTACACCCGCAGGCGGTGGTGGTGGTGTCGCTTATACATCAGTCAAAACATCTAATTACACAGCATCAAACAATGATGGTGTTCTAACAGACACAACAAGTGGTTCTTTTACAGTTACTTTGCCTTCAAGCCCATCAGTAGGCAATATTGTTCTTGTTATTGATTCTTTAAGCCAATGGGGAACTAATAACTTAACCATTGATCCTACAGGCTCTATTAAGATCGCTGGCAATACGGCTGGCGACACATTAGTCTGCGATATTACAGGTGCAACTGTTACACTTGTTTATACAGGTGCAAGTTATGGTTGGAATGTGGCTGCACAAGTTGGTGGTAATGGCGGGACTGCTGTTACCTTAACTGGCACACAGACCCTGACAAATAAGACGATCAGCGGTGCAAGTAATACATTGACAGTAGATGGAACAAATGAAGTTGGTTTCAGAAATATCCCCATAAACAGTCAGAGTGCAGCCTATACAGCAGTATTAGCAGACTCAGGAAAAGTTATTTTTCACCCATCAACTGATGCCAATGCAAGGACATTCACAATCCCCGCAAATGGATCAGTTGCTTATCCAGTTGGTACGGCTTTGACATTCATTAACATGACAAGCCAAGCAGTAACAATTGCAATTACTACAGATACCATGTATTTGTCTGCGGCTGGCACAACTGGCTCACGCACATTGGCTCAATATGGTTCAGCAACGGCAATCAAAATGACTTCAACAACTTGGCTTATTTCAGGGAGTGGCTTAACATGAGTGGCGCACTACAAGCTGTTTTTCAAAATTTAAGAAGTTTTGGAATTCCTCCAGCATCAGTTGATTATCTTGTTGTTGCTGGTGGCGGAGGTGGTGGCACAAATCATGGTGGTGGTGGTGGTGCTGGTGGTTTTAGAACAGCAACTGGGTTTGAGGTATCAGTAGGCTCTGACGTTACAGTGACTGTAGGCGCTGGAGGCACTGCAAGCTCAAGTTCTCCTTATGGACAAAACGGAAACAATTCTGTCTTTAGTTCAATTACTTCTGCGGGTGGTGGTGCGGGTGCAAACAATGTAGCAACAGGTACAGAAGCGGGAAGCAATGGTGGTTCAGGTGGTGGAACTAGACATACAACAGGTGGGGGTCTTGGAAATACGCCCTCTACATCTCCATCACAAGGAAATAATGGTGGTGTAGGAGATGGCAATGCTACTGGCGGAGGTGGAGGCGCAAGTGCTGTCGGTGCAAACGCAAGCGGTGGTAACGCTGGTGCTGGCGGTGCAGGAACAGCGTCTTCCATAACTGGATCATCAGTCACTTACGCTGGTGGTGGCGGTGGCGGTACAGGAAATAGTTCTGGTGGTGGTGCTGGCGGTGCTGGCGGTGGTGGTGCTGGAAATAGCACTGGTGGTGGTGCTGGTACAAATGGAACTGTAAATACAGGCGGTGGTGGCGGTGGCGGGGGCAGTTCAAATGGAAGCGGCGGTGCTGGCGGTTCTGGAATTGTTATTCTTAAATACCCCGACACATACACAATCACAATTGGTAGCGGTTTGACAGGTTCTACAGCCTCATCAGGTGGCTTTAAAGTAACAACCATTACTGCGGGCACTGGCAATGTCTCTTGGGCATAAGGAATAAACATGGCTCATTACGCATTTTTAGATTCAAACAACATTGTTACCGAGGTTATCGTAGGTAAAAATGAGGGTGAAAACAATATTGATTGGGAACAACATTATGGTGAGTTTCGTGGCCAGCCTTGCAAGCGTACAAGCTACAACACTTATGCTGGTGTTCATAACAGCGGTGGCATACCTTATCGCAAGAACTATGCTGGCATTGGCTACACATACGACACAGGACGTGATGCGTTTATCCCCCCAAAGCCATTTGCAAGTTGGTTATTAAGCGAAACATCTTGTGTTTGGGAATCACCTATCCCATATCCTACAGATGGCAAACGATATTCTTGGAATGAAGAACAATTAATTTGGATTGAAATTTAAATGAAACACGCAGAGGATCAATCATGGCTACAGTAGCACTATCTGGAATTATCACACCTACTAATGTTGTCACGGCAACAAGCACAACTACGCTTACCAATAAAACGATCAGCGGTGCAAGCAATACGCTTTCAAATATACCCCTAGCTACGGCTGTAACAGGCAATCTACCAGTAACAAATCTAAACTCAGGAACATCCGCTAGTTCATCAACATTCTGGCGTGGTGATGGTACTTGGGCTGCTGCTGGTGGTGGTGCATGGACTCATCTGTCTACTGTAACTGCAAGCAATTCAGCAACAGTTGATATTGAAACCACATTTGATAGCACATACC